GTCGGTATTTTCTATATCGAAATCAATAGAGATTGGCCCAAAGTCATTAACATCTGCATCATCAGATCGATAATTATGTAACCTTAGCATTGTTCTATTTGTTGTACCATCATCAACGGTATTCTTAATATCCAAATATGCTTCTGGATCTGATGTATGGATACCAACCCATGATGTACTACCGTCAATTGTCATAACCTCTGTTGCAGTACCACCATCATTAACTTTAAAAATTAAATCTTTATCTGATGTAGGTATCTCAACTGTAACATTACCACTACTACCTGTTACCTGAAAAACATGTGTACCTTCATCTTCAAATAACCATTTACCTGTATTTGAATCAAGACTTAAATCACCCTTTGATCTCAGGGTCATATTAGTGGTGCCTGTTAACTGTAATGATCCAACCTCAGTACCACTATCTTTAAAGAAAATATCGGCACCGTCGGCATCAAGAGTGATGTCTAGACCGGCATCAATGGTAACACCACCAGCATCTGCCGCGATATTTACAGCGCCAGTACCTGTACCTGCATCATTTTGTATAAGAATTGTTTGTGACGTTCCAGCATCAGCATGAAGTTTAATCGCACCAGCTGTATCATGATTTGCCGTAACAATAACCTGACCAGCCTCAATCGCAATATCTTTGTCGTCAGCAGCATGAAGGCTGATACCGCCAACGGTCGCTTCAATATCGATTGCTCCGGACCCTTCTGCACCATCAGCTGTTCCCTCGTCATTTAAGATTTGAATTGTCTGGCTAGATCCTGCATCGGCATGTAATTTAATGGCCTCACTAGTGTTGTGATTAGCAGTAACTACAAATTGACCGCCTTCAGCCCACAGATCTTTATCGTCTGCCCAGGCTAAACCAATACCTCCTGCCGCTGCCGATAATTCAATCGCACCTGCGTCGTCAGAACCATCTGTTGTACCAGCATCATTGACAATCTGAATTGTTTGTGAAGTGCCAGCGTCGGCATGCAATTTAATAGAATCTGCCGCATCGTGATTGGCAGTTAAGACAAGTTGACCAGCTTCTATCGAAATATCTTTGTCATCAGCAGCATGAAGACTAATTCCACCAACAGTTGCTTCAATATCAATTGCCCCAGAACCTTCGGCTCCCTCGGCTGTACCGGCATCGTTGATAATTTGAATTGTTTGATTGGCACCTGCATCGGCATGAAGTTTAATCGACTCGCTGGTATTGTGGTTGGCAGTTATAACAACCTGACCAGCTTCTATCGAAATATCTTTGTCGTCAGCAGCATGAAGACTAATTCCCCCTACTGTTGCCTCAATATCAATGGCTCCGGCACCTTCGGATCCATCGGTTGTACCTTCATCATTTATAATTTGAATTGTTTGACTAGAACCTGCATCGGCATGTAATTTAATAGCAGCGGCAGTATCATGGTTTGCCGTAACTACAAATTGGCCACCTTCAGCCCATAGATCTTTACTATCGGCCCAAGCTAATCCAATACCACCTGCTACCGCACTCAGTAGAATCGAACCGGCGGCGTCAGAACCATCGGTGGTACCCGCAGTATTGATTACTGAATATAATTCACTACCGGCTGTTCCATGGGGGGCAATAACCTGTTCAACCGCACCATTTAGACCTATCTTAACCGTTTGTCCATCAACAACGTTGATGTCAATAGAACCAGCGGCAGAATCAATACTTATAGCACCGTTAGCATCAATATCAATGCCTCCGGCCGTAGCATTAATATCAATTGCGTCTGTGCCTGTGCCAGCTGATGATAAAATTAAACTAGAGGCTGTGGCACCCGTCACTGAAAGTGTAAGATTCTCATCGGTATCGCCGGATGCTACTGTAATATTAGAAGCAGCAGCACCATCAACTGAAAAGGCACCATTTGCATCAATATCAATACCACCGGCAGTAGCATTAATATCTATAGCATCAGTTCCTGTACCAGCAGACGAAAGAATCAAGCTAGATGCTGTAGCACCAGTAACTGAAAGTGTAAGATTCTCATCGGTAGCACCAGAAGCAACGGTAATATTAGAAGCGTCAGCAGCATCAACTGAAAAGGCGCCGGTTGTATCAATTGTGACACCGCCTGTTCCTGCGTCTAGATCAAGTGCTGTGGCACCGGTTGCATTACCAATATTAATATCATCAGCAAAAGCTCCTGTACCAATAGAAATCGTTCTCTCACCTTGTGTACCAATATTAATATTCTGATCAACATCATCAACACCAATGCCAATTGTCCCTGCTGATGAATCAATTGTAATGGCACCTGTTATATTAGCATCCCAACTACCGTCAATTGTGAATGTAAGATTTGCTGCGGCTGCATCATCATCAACTGTGGTAATTGTTGTAGCACCGTTTGCAGCAACAGCAATTGAAAAATAATCCCCTGTGTCTGCATCATCCATCATTTTTAAAACAACATTATCAACATCAAAATCAAAAATAGTTGTTGTACCGTCATCCATTGTAACATTACCACCGTCAGCACTTAATGCAATATCACCAGTAGCATCAACTGTAACGGTCCCATCAGAAACAATATCAAGAGCGGCATTTGAACTCTGATGCACATATGTACCCGTATCACCCAAATAAAGCTTGTGCGAACCGACTATAAGGATATTATCAGAAAACTTAAACTGTTCTTCATCCTCCATCCAAGTAATTACGCCATCATTAGAATTGGCGTTAAAAGTAAAAGTGATATCTGTATCAGCGCCAGTACCAATTTGAAATGTATTTGTTTCTTGTACTACTGTTGTAGATGATACAAATTTAATGGTAGGAGCCGTTATTTCAATGGTTGTATCTGCATCAATATCTAATTGTCCATCAGTGGAAGAATTAATATATAAACCAGCATCACGAAATTCAATCTTTTTGCTGGTTGCCATAAGAAGGGAATCAGCACTTCCATCAATCCTAAAAATTTCTGTATCGCCTGCATCCTTGAAAACTGCGTCGCCAGCCGTATCATTCATATCAAGATTAAGGGCCTGTTGGGATCCATCTTTGAAAACAATGTTTCCACCATCGGCATTTAATTCTATTGATGCCGTGGCATCAACAATTATGTCTGCACCAGATCCAATTGTAAGATCAGTACCATCACTAGTGATATATTCCAGAGTGTCAGCAAATTGAATCTTTTTTCCACTTGCTATCAAAAGTGATTCAGCGGATCCATCAATCCTACAGATTTCATTACCACCAAGATCTTTAAAGATAATATCTTTATCAGCGACACCATTATAAATTTCACAATCACCGCTATTATTGGTAAATTTTAAAAATTGGGTACCAGCATCCTTTAAAGAAATATCTGCACCATCAGCATCTAAAATGATATCTCCACCAACATCTAACATAAGATCACCTGAAGCGATAATCGCATCGAGAGAAGTAATTGTTAAATCACCACTGGAATAGCTAACATCAGAAAGGTCATTTAAGGAACCACCGGCAAAAGCTGTCCATGATCCACCACTATTCTTAAATTTCATAGTGCCGGCATCATCTTGAATACCATAACCACCAGATCCAGCAGTGGTACCAAAATTTAAATAAGCATCATCGCCATCCTCATTGAGAGAAGCAAATACTGTTCCTCCCTCTTTGAAGTTAATATTTGAACCAGCTGCGTCAATATTGATATCTGCAACTGAATCTAAAGTAATATCACCAGAATTAGAAGAAGCAAGTGTAACGCCCGTATGACCATCAATAGAAACAGCACCAGCCTGTGAATCAATTGTTACATCCCCGGAAGATGTTTCAAGTGCTACAGCTGCATCACCAGTAGTAATATTATCCGCAGCAATATTCGTGGCTGTGCCTGCACTATTTACAATTGTAACTGTTCCATCGCTATTATCGGTTACTGTACCGTTTGAAAATTTTATTGTTGTAACATCAGATACACTTGGACTACCGTCAGCCTCTGTAACAGTAATTGAACCGCCTGTTATATCAACTTCATCACCACTATTATGTGCAGGATTTTTATAATATAACTTACCATCAGTACTCTTTACATATAATTTACCAAATCCTGTCTTACCAATTTCTTCAGCAATACCTTTAAGAATTAAGGTACCTTTTGTAGATGCAGACGATCCAATTTGAAAATCTGGTACTGAAACAATAAGATTAACTTCATCGTTATTATCTAACTGTTTTAAAAGTCCTTGTTTTTTTGCTTCTTTGTTTGTAATTGTCATACATATACCTGTTAATCAAAAGTTACCGTATGACCACCCAATGTTTCTTCTGCGGTACCTTCAATTGGGTTACGATTCCTAATAGATATTAAACTATCATCTGCATTAAAATATCTATGTTCAAAAAATGGTAATGATGATGTTGCATATAGATCTAAATTTGAACTATTTGTTGTCATAGGATCAACTCTTTCATCATGGTTTAATCTATCAACAAATTTACATGTTACTACCCCATCAGTAACTGATATTTGTTTACGTGGTAAGGTAGGGGGACTAACATCATTCTTGCTTTCCCGTTCAAGTAAAAATCTTGTATCTTGTCGTTGTTCAAGCATATCCCTGAATTGACCATATCTATCATGCCTGAAAACCATCGACGTTGTTTGACGAACGGCATTAACAAGCCCATATTTAAATCCCCTTAAAATGGGGGTTCCCAGGTTGGCACCTTCGAAATTTAATCTTCTGATGTCTGGTAATGATCCACTTACAGGTCCTGTACCAAAATAATATTTCATTAATAAATCTATAGATGGTTTTTTAAGCTCAGGAGCAACGCCCATGAGTTGTGAAGAACCACCATCTTTTACGTATATACCTGAACCACCGATAAGTGTTAGTTGAACCCTTACATCTTGATCATTTAGAAATTTTGTTTTCATCCTAGTATCAATATTTCTGCCAATTGAGGCATATCTTGATTCATATGGAAATCCATATGGCCAATCTGAATCAGTAAACTCATCATATCCAGTACCATAATGACCCAACATAATTGAACCACTCATAAATTCTGCTATACTGCTCCCAGTATCAAGTAATTTTTTGCCATTTATATTATGATATGCACCAGGATTACCAACCATAGAATCAAAATATCTTTCACTGGTTGTTGACATTCGTACACCTAACAAAAATGAGCCTGTTGTTCCTAATGTACCGCTAGTGGATCGGCCCATTATTTGTCTTGCATCAGGTATATCACCCCTACCCGTACCCGAAATTACATTCATTGAACCTGTAACTATGCGCGTTAGATATGAACCATAATATTGACTTGAATATTCAACATGAAATTGATCTAAAACTGGTTCATTCCCAATAACTTCATGTATTGCATTAGTTGTTAGGGGTTGGTTAAGTGATGGATGATATTCTTTACCTTCCCTTATATACGATCCATAAAAAATTATCCTACTTGCCCCTTCAGCCAAATTAACTTGTTGTGTTAATAAGGCTGCCTCACCACGGAAATTATCGTCACCATGGGGTGATATATTATAAAACGGACTATTAAAAAATCCTTGAAATCCAAATACCAAATTATCTGTTGGTAATAATAAATAAGGTGATGGAAGACTTGACGTTGCTGGTATATGATACTCGCTGCCTCTATGGCTCCATACACCTGATACCGGCGCGGCCGGGATAGGACTAATATAACTCCTACCGTTTGGAAATCCCATAAGATTCCTTGTGCCTAATTTATTTACCATTTGTATTATGGTGCCATAATCACCGGTGTCATTGTTGAGATCCCTGTCAAACATAGATAATTCTGAAATTCCAGATTTTCTAAGTGTTGATTGCCTACAGGGGAATTGCAACCTCCATGATCCTGTGATAGCATCCGGTTGATTACCCTTATAGCTTCCACCACTGTATTGAAAACCGGTTGTACTTCCGGTAACATTGATATTTAAATCATCAAAATCAAATTTCGTAGAACTTTCGCCTGCGGTATAAGAAGGCCTGGTACGACCTGTATCATATACCGCCGTATTAACCCTTGTTATATTACCATATGTAACAAGGTCTTTAACCCGATTAACACCATATTGTACCGTTCTTGAAACAGTTACTGAGCCACTATAATGATCAAATTCAATTAATGGAGCACCTTGTGGTAGGCCATATTTATATTGGTTTAATATAAAAAACGTACATTTACTAGGTGGTGCAGCCGCGGGTTTTGAACTGTCGCCACGATATGTTGGGGGAAATGATGCAGAAAATTCCCAAACAATCTTTTCCAATAAAAATGGCGCATTAATATAATCTGACATTTTCAATATTTGTGAACCTGTTGCATCATATTGACTTGCACATGGAAACCCATAATTTGAAAATGGTAGTCCTACGGCTTGATGAAGCTCAGGAGTCGCGGCATTGGCTGCATATACACCACCAGGTGTAAACGCAACACAAGCACCGGTATATGGCATTACTGTGGCTTCATCAAATCCTGTACTTAAATCTGAAAAATCACCATTTGAACGTTTTTCGATAGGCCTATTAACACCATGCATTTCCCACTTTCTTAAATCCCAATTAAAATAAGCATATGAAGAACCAACAGAACCAGACGGTAAACTTGCTGTCACAAAAGCTGTTCCAGTTGAATAATAAATCCCCGTTGTTTCAATTGGATTCATATCTATCACAATTTTTGTTTTATCCCTTAACATTTGAGAAAAACCTGGAAGTGGGGACTTTCCTATAATCGTACCAGAATAAAAATTAAGTGATCCAGTCATACGATTACGTTCATTTCTTGTTTCAAAATAAGAAATACTTTCATTAAATGGGCTTATAGAACTAGAGGCATTGGTTGAAAACCATTGAGGCGTAGCATTATACACATATTGTTTGTCTACAATTCCTTTTCGCACTGTGCCTAATGCATAAATTGAACCAGATAAATTTCTTGTTTCATAATAATTTGAACCTATAATTGGATATGAAATCTGCCTAGTATTTGTTAAACCATGTCTCATATAACGTGAACGCTCAGAACCACTTAGGCTTTGTGAAAGTGATGAAGTTATACCGGTTGCAACCAATACATTTTGTTTTCCTTGTAATCCTGCATTACCAGCACCTGAACCAGATATAAGACCAATACCGACTTGGAAATTTCTACCTACATTTATTGCTTGACCTCCAGCATGTTGAGGGCCTGGTTGGGCATCATAATTTGAACCCGAGACCTTTGCAAAAGGGGCCTGAGATGGTATACTACTACTGTTAAAAATAATTGTATTATCATCATTATAAATAAACGGCCTTCGATATTGGTTTGGTAAATATAATGATGCAGATAATGTCTTATCATAATTTTGATCACTAAAAAAACCTGATGGTGGGTACGTATTAATTAATGAATCACGTAATTGTAAAAATCCCCTAATATTATATGGTTGCATATCCCCAAATGCACGTGAATCTGTGCCAATTTGAATTGCCGACAAATATTCACTACCTGCTGTTGCAGAAATGGTTTCTGATTCATTTAGGTTCCCATCAAATATGTGTGATCCTGACCTGTTATATGAACTACTATGGTTATTTTCCAATACATGAACGATGGAACCAGATAAATGACCAAATGAACTACTAATGAATGAATTAATAATTGATTCATCAAATGGCCTTATATATTCTTGTTTATCTGATATAAAACCAGGTAGGCGTATACTTGCGGTGCCATATGGTACACCTTTACTATCTTTGCCTGATGGACCATATTTATCAGAAGCATCAATAAAAGGGTTTATCGCATTTATAATGCTGGTATCTTTAAATGTACCACTTTTAAAATAAGGAAAACCATGCTTTGGCTTTTTTTGTTCAATAAAATTAGAACCGCCAAATGAATCTTCATTTCCATCTTGAAAATGGGCTGCTATTTTACGAGTTATTGCATCATGAGCCACTGTAAATGTTACTTCATCACGAATAGTAAATGGCTCTAACACAGCAGGATCAATTTCTGCATCACTAGTATCTTTTGGATATATTACATCATAATCAATATTGGGGTCTGCTTTAATTTGATGAAGTGCAAGTTCATGTGGTGTCATTACGGTTTTATCTTCATAAATTACACTATCATCAAAAATCCTTGGTGTCCCAATAGGAATTGTGCCTGAACTAATTTCTATTGTAGATACACTAAATGTTGGCATTATTTGCCTTGCTTTTCCGCGGCTTAATGCATGTACGCCTTGACGAAATGAATCAATTTCAATTGTATTTATACCGCTTAAACTTCCTGTAGTGTAATCTTTATGATGTGAATTATGAGTGCTACCCCTACCTCTGCCTATAGATGGTTCGGTATTCAATATTGCCAAAGAACCCAAGTACGTCATTGAGTTGAACCTTGATTTTCCGGCTACCTTCCAACTGACGTTTTCACCGTCTTCATTGACGGCCTTGAAGACGAAAAACGTATAAAAATGAAACTTTCCGACAGTGGCAGTTTCACCATCGTCTGTTTTACCGTCCCAGACAACCTTATTAGAACCTTTATCCCCTGTGGTCTGAATCGTACGAATCACAGCCCCTTCATCGTTGACGATCCTGATCACCACCTTGGTGGCATCACCGCCCAACGTGAAGTTGAATTCGATAGGGGCACCACTAATAATCATGGTTATTTTATCTTTAAATGGCTTTATTTTTCCACCTGTATATTTATTGTTATTATTTGTCATATTTTAAAAACCCTTTATTCTTGCAACAAGTTGTCTTAATAAAATATCCTCCCGGGTTGGTGGACGGTGGGCTTCTTCAAGATAAATATCAGGAAATCGATATTCAAATTTATTTCTCTCCAACATATGTGACTCAATAACAAAATTTGCACCTAAAAATCTTGTTTCAGCCGGTACTAACATATCAATAAAAACACCAAAAGAAGTATCAAACCACTTAAAGAAATCAAAAAATGTTTTAAAATTAAGTTTACCTGTTAACCTATTAAAATAAATTCTTCGTAACTGTTCTAATTTTGGATAATCTGGGGAGAATTGTAAAACGGGATCACCAATAGCATTATCTAAAAACTTTAAAGTTGCAAAAATATTTATAATATCTTCATCCAATGCATTTGTTGCAGAAAAATCGATTGAAAATCTATTATCATCATTGGGACGTTCAGCGTAAGTTAATTTATGGTACGGTGCAACGGCCACATTATTTTCTAAAGCTTTCTCTGCATCAATATAGCTCCTAATCCTTACTTTATTATTCGTTTGTGATTCATCAAAAAATGGTGATAAATGGCTATAATTAAATGTTTCTGCAATAACCACTGGTTTATTTGGCTGAAAACCTGTTCCTGACATATGATAATGTTTTTTATCAAGAATATTGTGATTTGATCCTGTGTTTTCCAAATCCCATGGTGAGCCAATAACACCTGACATTGCATTCTGTGAAAAATCAAATAATGTTATTCCGCCCATTGCATTTGATTTTGTAACCGGTTGATCAGTTGTTACATCTAACCTTAATCTCTCAAATGAGCCTGTCGTTGCTGTAACAAAGTTAAAATTATTAAGTGGATCATTTACACCTAATGATTTAAAATTTCTAACATGTTCCTTCCATTCATTAAGTTCTAGTGCTTTTGACCAAAATCTAATATGACCAATTTGACCATCAAAATTGGTTATTCGTCCTATATTACCGACATTTGTTACATCATTTAAGAATTTAGAAGTACCAAAATATTTTAATGATTGAGATCCGATTATTATAAAACTACCCGAATTATTATACGTATCTATAATTGATTCAAAAACGTTATTGGTTCTTGTATTTGTTCTATCTTCTGAAAAAATTGATTGAGTTATATATGAATCAGTAATTTTACCATGACTATGTTTTGCTGTCCTTAAAAAATATGATGATGATTGTAATGAACCAATACTATCATTTCTATTTCTACCAAATGAAACATTCCATCTATCTCCGTCATAAATATTTACGCCTGTCAAAGCTAAACGTAAAATTGGAGCAAGTGATTGATTTGATGGACGCATAAATAATGTTAATTTATTCTTTTCAGCAATTAAGTTTGTAACAAGCCCTTGCTGCTCACCTTCATTTGTTCCAGTAACCGACAATCGTACCAAGCTCTGCGATAATGCATATGTTTTTGTTGAACTTGTAAGTGGAAATTTATAAATTGCTTCATATGTAAATGATCCCGATGTAAATAAACCATCACTTGACCTATTGGATATACCGTGTGGTGGAAATTGTTTTTTTAATACAAATGTACTATTTGGTTCAGGATAACCTGTTTCTATCCTAGAACCAGATAAAAATGGTGATCTTATTAACGGTATGCCTGTATTTATTCCTCTTGCATCTGTATTCGTTGGTGAAGAATTCACAAGCGCGCCAGAAAAGTTTAACATTGTTGAAACTTCTATTTTATTTTGTCTAGAATTTTTAATTGAATGAATTGTTGGGCCGCCATATTCACGTATTCTTACGGTTTTATCCGGATTAATTCCAATTGATCTAAAAAATGCCTTTATTGCATGAATTGTTCCCTTTGAATTAATAATTTCTCGTAAATTAATAAGCAGTCTTCGCCACATTTCATTTTGTATAAATTGTAAACTATTTTTTGTTCTGCCTACCAAATGTGATAAATTATCACCATCTATATATTGTTCTAGCGTTGCACCTGAATATAAATTGGGGAAAACAAACCCATACTTATTAAATAGACTTAAAAGTAAAGGATCAGGAATTCCATCAACATTTTCATAATTTGTATGTTTTATTGTGCTAAATGCATCAATAACAATTTTTAATTCATCAAAGTGTTTAGCCCATACATATAATAATGATAACATTAATTGACCTGAGCCGGTTTTTGCAGTACCCGGAAGACCTGATCCTGTTAGTTCAGTTTTAAATGTTCCTTCATAATCATCAAAATTATCCTGTACTCTACCTTCTACTAAGTAATGTTCTGGAACCAACCTCGTAATAAGGTTAGGATTAACCTTGTCATAATATGATGCTGTTACCATTAACCTAGTATTTAAATTAATTACATTATTATATCCTGGAAATAGAATGGGATTAAAATCGTCTAATTCATATTTCATTGGTACATCTAGACCACCATCAATAGGTGCATCTGACCCTGTAACCCTAAGCGTTCGTTCAAAATTTGATATTGTACTATGTAACCCATTTCCTGAACTATCAAGTGCAAGATTTGTTACATTACCTAAAGAGCCAGATGGCTCATTAAATTTAAAATATAATTTTAATTTATCACTTGCAAAAATCGTTTTTTCACCATATAATTCTTGATCAACAATAGACCTTGTATCATGAAATACACGAAATTCATCCAACGCACCGGAAAATGTTTGTTTAGGGATAAACGGCCCAGTTTCAGTTGAACCTGATGGGCCACCTATACCGTTATGTGATGATCCCGAACCTATAATGAATGGAACCGCCAACATATTAATCTCACCAAATGCTGTTTTGGTATTTGATTCAGCCTGCATTCTATCATCTATAAAAATTTGTAATTTATCACCTGCACCGCCTCGCTTTAAGGTCGCCACCAAATGTTGAAATGAACCTTTATCAATATCTGCCGAAGCAGATAAAAATGAACCACTATATGCTACCCCAAAAACAACTGAACAACTTGTTGTAACCGAAGATTGTGATAGTGCTAACGTAATTGCTTGATCACTACCTGATAATTTTTGACATATAACTTGATTATCATTTGCTTGTGACGGTATAAAAATATGTGTTTCAAATGAAATTGAATTTATGCCTGGATCTATTGCTGTTCGACCGGTATTAGCTTTTGTTAGTGTTGGAAATGATGTGCCTTTATAATCATTAACCTTAATGTAAGTACCGTGATCTACTGTTGCATCATTTGAGCCTGAAAAAAATAAATAACCTCTGCCTTTAGGAAAATTATCAAATACCCATCGCTCAAATCCTGTAAAATCATCAAGAAATGCCTCAATATCTTTTTTTCTACCATCAAATGGGAATTTATTAATAATCTTATCAAATGCAACATTTACATTTACTTCGGCAGAACTAAAAAATGTATGATTTTCAAATCTTGAATAATCTGTATTTACTTGTTGTGTTGATTTAATACCTTGTAAAGGGCCGGCATATTTATATGACGCAGTACTTAAAATATTACTATCAGGTAATAAATCTTCAGAACTTTTGTTCTCAATGACTTCCCTACCTTCTATGACTTCTTTAGACATAGAAGGTGAAAAAAAGCCTACATTGTTAGAACCAATTCCTTTTGTAATGGAAGACATTTAAATCACCTATATATCAACCCTAAATCTTGCAACATCCTTAAATACTTGATCATAATCTGCATCATTAATCAAGAAATCAATTGTATAAACCCTACCAACATCAAATGAATCCATGTATAATTCAAAATACATACCATCAGAATCTGTTGATAATAATGTCGCATTATTTGATTTATCAAATGGTATAATTATATCCTCAGAATAAGCATCACGAACCCTATAATACATTTTATTAAAAATTAAACTTTTTTGTTCTCTTGGTACCTTTACGTAAGTAATTGAGTCAAGTGTATCCCTAACATGCACCTTTAATCTAACATTTTCTGTAGAAATATAACTAGGGCGTAAATTAACAATTCTAATTATTAAATTTCTAATATTTTGTTTATAGGTTGTTCTATTAACATCCTTTATAACCAATACACCTGTTTTATACCCAACAGAACCATCAAGTGATAACCAATATTCATTAAATGTTGCTGAACCTGCTGTAACAATTTCATTACGTAATGTAGAATTATATGATGAAATTGCAAATGATGCAGAATAAACACCAGTTATAAAATTATTTCCAATTTTATGCTGTGAACCTGTCGTTGTTTGGGTAAAACTACCAGATTCTAATTTTAATAATACACAATTAGAACCACTAACACCGTGTGCACGGGTTCCAGATAATATATTTGCAGGAACACCACGGTGAAAATTGTTTATAAATAAAGAACTTGAAATATCAAAAACAAAATTAGAATGATGATCTTGTGATGAATCATCATATTGTACAATAATACGAGGTGTAATTCTTGTATTGGTACTATGACGAGAAGCAAAACGTTTTACAAAACGAGAACGACCATCGGTTTCCTGTGTGCCTGAATATGAAATTCTAAAACCATGATCCGGTAATTGACCAACCATGGTTGCAGAAACAATTTGTGTTATATCAATGTTTAAATCTTCTTCACCTGTGCTAAATAATTGCTGTTTCCAAATTGCAGCATTCGTTGTGCTGCCAGATAATGTTCCACTAGCTATAATATCAATATCAGGAGCACCTAAAAATCCTTGCTGATTTGCACCAGATATATACCATTTTACAGGTTCACCTTCTGATGTTGAGGCAGTTATAAAATTACATGCATCCACATCTGCAAATTGAAAAACATCCCTACCAATTCCTTCATCAAATGCCTGCGATAATGGAAAAACTATTACTTTAAAATTAGAAGGTGTAGGTTGGCCCCCATAAACATCAAATAACTTAAGCGTACATTTAAACGATGATTGATTAAGATCTAATTTTGTTCCTGTTAAATCATGTAATGGTTGATAATTAAATTTTATAAGAATCCTTGATAATTCAAAAACCCCTGATTTCATTGTTCCGCTGGTTGATTCATCAACCAATTTGAAAAGATCAAGTGTACCAGCCTGGCCAACATTTGAATCTGTTGCACGAAACCTATTATTAATAATTCTATTTGTTATGTATGTATCTTTTGATGCTGTTAATATTCTATACATTTTTGTACCTACTCAGCAGAACCTACAATATCAACAGTAGGATATCTTATTTCAAAAATTCCACCTGGTGGTGGTATAAGTAAACCTCTTCGGGTATTTAATTTAACGTTATATTCATATGAACTATATAATTTATTTTTAATACTATTTGTCTTATTTATAAATTGTAAATCCATAATAGAAATAACACCTTGAACATTAAATATTAAATTCATAACCTCGGAAATTAAAATTGGTTGATGAATATGGTAATTTTCAATTCTGAAATTTTGCATAATTGCAACATTTACATTTTGTAAAATAACTGCCTTATTTGCAGTGGGATCAACAACGATTGAATAATTTATACCAAGATTAATAATACTTGCGTCTAAAATATCATAACCCGACGATATTAATCTAAATTCATTCAAATATGTTGAAAGATTTTCTTTCAACATATCAGGTGATATTATTAATTTACTATCTTTATTTCTACTAATTATAAAAACCTGGACAGCAAGTGGGTTATTCGGATTAGGAGCCATTCCTGCCCTAAATACACGACCAAATTGGGTTGGTAATGTATGAATTCTTGCCAATAAATCTTGTTTTGTTACAATCCTTGCCTGTGAATTATGTGCTGAAAAAGCCTCAGCACGAAGTATATTTAAAGAAGGAGGATCTTCGGCACCTGATGCAGGATATACATTTGTAACATCAAGTGAATTCCTAATTGATGTTTGTAATGCAACTGAAATTCCTCCTGGAAAATTAATAGCTAATTCACTAATAGTATTAATGGCCTTAGAACCAACATTATTATTTAATCCGCCACCATACCTATAATCAACAGTTATAACTGTATCACGTGGTGCTACGCCTAATGTTCTTGATCGCAATAAATTATTTGGATCCAAGGTAAACCTAGTAAACGTTGTTTTACCATACATTGGTAGCGCTAATTCTGCAGGATCTGGTACAATATCATCATCTAGTGTTTGGCCATCACCTGACCCAAACTGTATTGACGTCATACGATCACCTAAAGTAGTTTTTTTCGTAAACCTATGTGGTGTAGGAATCACCCTTAAATTACTAGGAACTTGTTTTTCATCGATTCCTGTGTTAACAATGGCCTTAAATACGGTATCTTGAGCTAATGATTCTACTTCATAATAAATATTACCCATACTATCTACAACTGATATTATATCTGATACATTTTGATTTGCCAACGTTATAACCCTAAATGGTTTTGAAATATCTGGAATTGAGAATGTTTCTTTTGCCCTGAATCCTGATATACACATTGCAACTCTTGATAAAATAAATGTCTCCGGCCTTCCATCTGAGGTAACATCACCAACAGGTGGACTTCCATTATTTGCAATTAATTTACCATCTTCATCCTCATCAGCAAAATTAATATCATCAAGTAACTGAAATGTTATACCATCATCAGATGTCAAAAGAGTATTTGCACCTATGATTGGTAAAGCAGTCGCCTGTGGTTTATATTGGGTATGTTCAATACGTTCTGCGGGAACTTCAATATAAAAAGTAACATCAACAACTGCCGGAGATGCTCCAATAATTTCCACGCCAGAATCCCTAATTAAACGTTCAACATTATCAAATTCAATTGCACGTTCAAGATCAAGCTCCCCAAATTGATGATCCAAATAAAATGCAAGAACATCACCAATGTAAGCTGCCAAATCTATAAATAAACCACCAACAGATCCTTCACTAAAATCTTCAATTTTATCAGAAAAAAACTGCCTTGCATATGATAAAAGATCTGCCCTAAAAGAATCAAAATCCTTATTAAGATATGAGCGTTGTTTTACTAATTTTGTTTTAATTGCTTGTTTTGATATTGTCATACTAAAACCTTATTATACCAATAATATAGATAATCTTTGATCTGCCGGTGTTAATTCCGGTAATGAATATGTAATTGCTACTCTTAAAACTTGGGCAAATGATTTTCCAGCATAGTCTTCTTCTGCAACCTCAAGTGTTTCTAAACTTATATAAGGCATCCATTTTTGTACCGCAATTCTAATTCTATTTACCATCTCATCAGAAACATCATCACTCTGTTGATATAATAATGGTCGAAGATTTGCCCCATAATCAAACTTACCAAGGTGTTCACCATGATTGGTTAATAATAAATTACGAAAATTATCTTTAATTTGATCAACAAGTGTTCTATGCATTTTAAATACACCATCAATACCTACGCCAAATTCAAGTGGTGTTTTAATACCAATTGCCTTTGTTGGATCTTTTAAAGTTTCATGAAGTTCTGTAGCATTTCCTATTGACTTAAACTTTACCCCACCTTCGATGGGTCCTGTTTCATCTGGTTTTACTGGCATATTAATCTCCAGGTTATTTTGGCCATTCTTTATTAAATATTATTATGAAGTTATGCTTAAATAAATATTTAAAAATAAAACTATATTATCTTTGATATCCAACATTAATAAGTATCATATTTATAAACTATTTTATTAATGTAATTCTTGGTAAAAATTATGTGACTTTCAAAGACTTACTATTACCTTTTAATTGCGGTGTTGGAATGGGACCAGCTGGACCTGTTTGGGTGGTTGGTGACCCTGCAGTAACGATTGTCCCAGGTTTAACCTCGCATATTATTCCATCTATTTCAAGATTGTCTATTATGTGTTTACAGACCTCTTTTGATATAACTTCTGAAATTGCCTCAGCAATTGCTTTACAAAACTTTCTACGATCGTCATGTATTTGATTCTCTGTTGCTTTATCATCAAATGCCGGTATTGGTGAATACTTGTCAAGTTTATCTTTTATTCTGCCTAAATTATTATTACTACTCGTTGGGGACAAATCATCAAATATTGCTTTTGCCAATGTACTTGGATCTTTTGTTGCCGATTTGGTAACTTTTGATGATTTATCTAGTTTAGTTGTTCCTGGTTTTAATGCCATTTTTTACCTCACTTAGTTTTCCCTACTTTACTTAATGTTGTATTATTTTTTGGTTTATATGGTGAGCCACCTAAGTCACTTAATGCAGTCATCATTGCCTTAATAACAACAGGGTGTAGTGCATTTGGACTTTGACCCAATGAAAAACTTGTCTTATTATCAAGACATGCCTTTAAGAATGTTGTTAATATTTTGCCTAAAGAATCACCCAAAACCAAAGGTTCCTTTGCATCTAAACCTATTGCCAATTGATTGCCGGCACCATGAGCTTTTTCAATTCCTGAACCTAAAACAATTTTTGGACCATCAATCATAATTGTTCCATCAGGTTGTATTACAATAACTGCACGACCTTTTCCTTCTTTGTCGTCATCTGCCACACCTTCCTTTACTATTTTAACACTTCCCCCTTGCCTGACAACTATTCTAATTTCATCTGATTTTTGTATGATATAAGGGCGGGGTGGTGTTTGTTCAATAACGTCCCCTTCATTTGATTCCTTGTTTGCAAGAGGAATTTTTGGAAGTGGCATCTTGGCTTCATCATCTTTAGAACCAAACAAATTATCATCACCACGTGTGTTCATTGAAACATAAATACGTGATTTATCATATGTAAAATGAATATCACCTTCCCCGGTATTTTCTCTCACTTTATCTGTTTCGAAATATTTACGCGTATTTTGAATCTCAAGAGGTGCTGTAACTTCCACATCTTCAGTACCCCTACCAGCAACAATATCAATTGTTCCCGCACCACCTTTTAAATTTTCATCAGTTTTATTTATGGTTGCAATCCCGGTACCACCACTATCCCTGTCTTCACCAAGACATATCAGTGTATTATTTGAGCCCTGTAACACAAAATCGCCTGGGCGCTTTATATATCTAGGAACTGATTCTGGTATAAATTGTGAATAACTAACAGATCCTTTAACTATTCTAGTATATTCTTTTTGCCATTTTTTATTATTGGTTCTTGGGTTATCATGTGGTGAACAAAGTGCTCGGCCATCAATAACATTATTACCATTAGGAAATCCTGGGATTTCTTCTATCTTATTATCACCTGATTTTTCACTTGTACGAATTTCAGAAGCTGGTAATGAAGTAAAATCCCTTGATGCATGTGTATAATTTGTATCTTCTGTTATATTTGTACCTGGTATTCTGCACATCCAATAACCAAACTTAGTTTTTGCATTTACATCCCCAGTTGTTGGAAATAAAACAAATACTTGTTCCCCTGGTTTTATTGGCATTTGCATATGTGATGGAAACATTGGTTGTAATAGTATCATTCTATTAATATCATATGATGTTTCAGGCACTAATCTTGCTATAACACTGTTTATGCATGGTCGACTACCTATTATTGATTCAATAAGGCTATTAATTTTTTCTTTTTCCGGATCTTCTTTTTCACTCGAGTCTTTTGACTTGTCATCATCTTTTGAAATATCAGCTTCTTTTTCAAACTCTAATAACTTTTGTATGTACTGTTTTGCTAAATCAGCTTGTGGTCCTGTTAAACCAGGGGTTTTTGATTCTTTTTCTTCCCCTTTCTCAGATGTTCTTGATTTTTCTTCATTTTTTGAAACCTGAACCAACATACCTTTAAGCATTTTTTCATCAAATGATACTATTACATCAACAACAACTGCACGACCAAAATTGCTTGCAGATTGAGCATATCCTTGAAAGCTTTCGAATAATGACATATTTATTACCTTGAATTTTCAATTGAATCCAGCAATGAGGCTGCATCTATTGTTGATTCTTTTTCCTGTTGTTTAGAAATCATTTCAGCTAAATTTAATAATTGTTGATTTGACTTACACATTCTTTCAAGATATTTTGCAACTTGTGTTCCATAAATTGCATGATTTGAAGGATTTTGTTTTAATTCAACATATAAATCATTATATAAACGTTCAGCATTACAACGATCTAAAACTGAATTTTCATAAATTTCTAACCACAAAGCTTTTAATTGATTATCAGATACACTTAAATCATTAAGTAAACTACCAAATTTTTTTAATTTATTTTGTATTTCATTTAATCTTTGTGTTTTATTAATAATTGTTTTGTCTGATGACATAATAGTATAATTACCTTTAAAATATATTAAACTCTTCCATTTTCTTTAATTCACGATAGTGTTTTTTTATAGAAGACATTGTTACTGTTAATTGTTTGGCATTTAATCCACTAAGTTCTCTTAAATATAAAAAAATTGCCCTTTTATTTAATAAATCTAAATTATCAACATTTTCAAATAGCGTTATTATTGAATTAATACAATTTATTTCATTCTTATTTGTCATTCTATCCTTAATTTTATGTAAAAGATTCATAAGAATATTTAAATTTTCTTTTGAAATTATTTCCTCATCTTGTGATGGTAATATTTTAAATTGTTCAATTAATTCCATTTGAAGATGTGATATGCGGGTACTCTGTAGACTAATATCTCTTCTAATTTGTTTAGTGCGTTGTTTTGAATTGTTAATCAACCAATTTTTTGCAACAACATTAAAATATGAAAAAGCCTTTGTACCCCTAGATTCATCATATTTATTTAATTTTTCATATAAAAAAGTTATACAATCATTTTTTAAATCTTCATGTGACTTATGTAATCCTTGGAATTTATGCATAAAAATTAAATTCTCACATAATTTATCAAATGCAGGTAAAATTTTTGTTTTATATAAAACTTCCCTTCTTTGTTTGTCGGTACAATCTTGAAATTCTACAATTGCAATCTGTGTACCTTCATTAAAATATAATCGAACAGGGTTTTTTTTTCTTCTTTTGCGTTTTATTTTCTTTGGAATATCAATATTGGGTTTGTTTTTTTCTTTATCGGTCATTATTTATTTTCTTTTTTGTTAATATTATTTAATGCAGTATTATTTGCCACGTATAAAACAGCATTTCTACTATGTTCAATTTGAACCAACACATTCCTTATTTCAGGACTATCATAAAATAACGGTTTTTGCACTATTTCACTAATTGTACTATAACATTCATCTAACATATCACATGAATCTTGCATGTTATCCTCTATGGTCATTAATATTTTTAAAAGTTTAAAAAGATAATATGAGGTAACACATAATAAAACAAATAAAATACTACTCACTATTGTTAGAATAATAATCAAAATAAATCCATAAATAAATTATCATATTGTTTACATATATTTTCATGCGAATGGGTGTCAATTAATCTTTTACTTAATTCAACAGCCCACTGTTTTGGTAGGTTAGGTTTTTCCCTAAATTTTTTAAATTTTAATTTTACATCCTTTTCAACTGGTTCCGCCCATTTTGAACCATTAATAAAAATTTTACCATCAGCCCTAGATTCATGAATATCATTTAAACTACAATTAATTTTAATTGTTTTACCATAATTTAAAAAATCTAAATGACCGGACCAATTTGTTGTAATTGTCGGCAAACCTGCAACGGCAGCCTCCAATATGGGTAACCCAAATCCTTCCCCTCTTGTTAAACTAACAAATGCCTTTACCTTTTCATTATGGTATAAGGAAGATAATTGTTTATCATCTAAATCACCATGTAATAAATAAAATTTTGGATATGGGCCCGTTCTCACTTCATTTATTAATGTTAACATCATATTTTTTGTTATTTGGTTGTCTATGTGTGTATATCTTCCTGAATTTGATTTTAAAATAACACCTACATCTTTATCATCCTTAAATATTTCGCATAACCAACGAATGGTCCAAAAAGTATTTTTTCTATCATTATGAGGATTATTACCGGTGAGTTGACCTAGCATTAAAAAATTAAATTTTGTATCTAAATTGAGACCAATTAGGTCTTCACCTGGATTATTTACTACTTCTGGAAAATAAGATTCTGGAATAACTACCACTTTAGTTGTTACTTCACCAGTTCTTTTAATTGTTTCTAAATTATGTTTCGATGGAACAATAACCAAATCCATGTTATTAATATGTTGTAACCATTCAGGATTACAAATATCTGTTTCAACCATTGCAGAAACACCAACATTAAATTTTGCCAAGGTGGGATCCCATTCATTAGGCAATTGAACCTGGATTGAAATGTCAAATATACCAGATATTTTTTTGGTTTTAGACATTACACGCCCAACTAATCCGTTTAAATGATTATCATTAATGTACCATGGATTTATACCCCATGGTAGAACTTGCATAGTTAAATCAATATCTTTTTTTAACAACCATTCAGCTATTTGTCGAGAATGTACCCCATAACCAGATGCAGTTAATACCGGAGCCCTAAATAATACTTTTTTCATCTCAACATACTCCTTAAAATTTTGTAATTCTTACAAAATCATATTGTTTCTTCCAATTTGAAATTGTATCACTTAATGTTTTGTGCCAAATTTTAATAGTGTCATTTAAATCAAATTCAGAAAGTGCATAATTTTCAACTTTTTTACTTAATTTATCATATTCATCATCACTTAATGAATATAGTTTCCAAAGTGCATCCATAATTGATTTATCTGATACGTGATCCTCATAAATATATGGTACCATTTGGGACCCTACAAGCGTTCTAACATCTGGGTCTATTGCAACGCCATTTTCAGAACCGTCCCTATGATCAACAACTTGCCTAGTTAAACCACCGGTTTTTTGTGCTATAATTGGTGTTCCTGTTTGCATAGCTTCAAGCGTTGATAAACCAAAACCTTCTGCACATGCAACATTAATACAAAAATCAGAAATATTATATAAAACGTTCATTTGTGGAAATTCTAATTTTTGTGTTGAAAAAAATACATTGTTAACAATACCTAAATGTTCAGCAACTTTATAAAGATTAGGTCCTTCCTGATCATGTGGATCAGTATGCATAATTAACGTGGCTTTTTTATGATTTTTTGCATTTTGTAATTTATCTAAAAATAATTTCCAACCTAATAAAACATCACTTGGTTTTTTACGACGAGCATTTCTATTAACCCATATACCAACAAAATGATCTACACGATCTTTACCAAGTAAATTTTGTTTATTTTGTATAATCTCATTATCTGATAATCTATAAAATAAATCTTTTGGAATTCCATGAGGAGCAAAATTTGCCTTATTTGGAAATTTTTCTTTTACCATTCCATATGTTTTATATGAGTGACAATTAACTAAATCGGTGCTTTCATATAAAACATTGTTATAATCTGGCCATGGATCATTATCCCATACATGCCAATATACAATTGGGCAAATTTGATGGATTTCATCTTCCATTTCCCAAATATGCATAAAAAACCTAGGATCTGTAAACAAAAACATTGCATCAGGTTTTTCTGTTGCAAGTGCCAAACGAATCATTTCCTTATCACCAAAACCATCAATTGGTTTTATAACAAAATCATCACTTACATTAACAACATCATAATTATTATGTTTCACAGCCGCGCCAAAACACCTGAAAGAATATTCACCTGTCTTTAACAAACCATTTATTAAATAGCGGGATTGGATTCCAACACCGGAAGTTGCCAATGGATGATCTGAAAACATTAAAATCTTTTTCTTTTTTTTCACATTATTCCTTGTGATATAATTTTCTAAATTGAATTTATTTTAATAAAATTTTATTGAAAGTTTATTGATTTTATAAATAAAACCTTATGTACAATATTCTGTATCTTTAAAAACACAATATTTACAAGATTCCCTATTCTTTAAAAACATTCCCCTTATAACTGATTTTATCATATTATTCATAATTTTAATACCTTTATCTAATGATTTTGGCCCAACAGATACCGGTACAAGCTCACAGACACTGCCTGGTTTCCCTCCACGTTTTAATAGGATAAAACCACACCTAATGTCCTTTAACGGCACAGAATGCTTTCTAGACCAAAAATGTTTATATAATATTAATTGTGCAGTCATTAAAATATCTTGTTTTTTTTGTCGTCTCCAACCATATGATTGTGATGTTTTCCAATCAAGAATCCAATATTTTATTTTTCCTTTTTTATCTGGAACTTTTATAACTGCATCAATAAACCCCTTAAATTTAACTGAACTTTCATCAATTTTTTCATAAAGATATTCTTCAGCCTCAACAGTCTCCCAACCAGGAAAAGTTTCATCCAAAAAAACAGGAACATCGTTCCACATGTTCTCTGCCCATTCACACCACTCTTCAACGGGGGCATGTTTATACCAGCCAGGCATTTTTTCATACCATTCTGGTTCACCAAAACCATGTTTTTTCCAAGCATCAGTTACATCTTTTAAGATCTTTTTACGATCAATTGTATTAGACTCCAAAAGCGACTCACATCCCTCATGGACTGCAGTGCCGAAATCTAGGTATGGCGATGGTTCAAATACATCAATTTTATCAATATAAACTAATTTATGACGCCATGAACATTCTTTCCACTGTTTTATCTCAGAAAATGATATATGTGGTTTATTTGTTGGAAAATCGGCTAAAGCATTTTGTGACATTTATTATAATTCCTTGTTATTATTATAATAATATATTTATTATAATAAATTTTCACTTTTTTTATATTTGTAACGCTATTTAATCGCTAATTGCTCGGCCTTTTAATTGTTCCCAATCTTTTTCCGGTCTAACTTCCAAATTTTTATGCCATGTAGCAAGAAGCATTATAGGATTTAAACCTAAATCTTTTGCAACATGAATAAGTGCATTTAAATCCTTTGGAAAACAAGATCCAGAAAAACCATATTTAAATGTTCCATCAGTTGCCGGCATAGGACCTGGCACTGCCCAATGTGATTGCCCTAATCTTTTATCATATCTTGCATATTCAATCACTTTATCATAATCAATTTCAAATTTATCACAAATTTGAAAAATCTCATTTGCAAATGAAACCTTTGTTGCAAGAAACGTATTTGTAACATATTTCACCATTTCAGCAATTGTAGAACTTGTTTTAATTGTTGGAACATTAGGAAATGCTTTTTGATACATTCTTTTAACCCTAGATGTTGCAGGTCGAGGACCACCAATAATAATACGATTTTGATTTTTAAAATCATTAATAGCATTTGCTTCAGTCAAAAATTCAGGATTAAAAACAATTGATAAATTTTTACTTGTTTCTTCATTTAATCGTTGTACTGTACCTGGTGGGACTGTTGATTTTATAATAAGTGTATTACCATAATCATATTCATTTATTTCTTTAACTATATTATTAACAATGTTTAAGTCACATGACCCATCTCGTCTCATTGGTGTAGGTACACATACAAAAATAAATTCACATTTTTTACATAAAATATTTAAATTTGTAACAGTTGATTTTTCTTTTAAAAATTTATCATATGTTTCAATATTATATGCAATACCAAAACCTTCTCTTAAAGCACTACCAACAAATCCTTGCCCTATTATCCCAACGTTGTCAATCATATTTACTCCTTATTTTTTTAATTTTTGACACAGCACCTTGTATGTCTTTCCAATCATAATCTTCCCTAACCTCAAGATTTTTTCTCCATGCAGCTTTCATAACAGTTGGTTTAATACCTATACTATTAAACAAACCGATAAATGCATTTAAATCTTTTGGAAAACATTTACCGCCAAAACCCATATTTCCATCGTGTCCTGGAACTTGTACATGTGAATTGCCTATTCTACCGTCAGACATAAAACCTTCCATTGTATCATCCCAATTCACACCTAAACTATCTGATGCCTGTTTCATTTCATTCATAAATGAAACCTTGGTTGCAAAAAACGTATTTGCCATATATTTTATAAACTGTGCAGTTGTCGCATCTGTTTGTATTATTTTTGTATGTGGAAAACGAATCCTAAATAATTTTTCAACTTTCTCAGTTAATTCTTTATCACCACCCAATATTATTCTTGATGCATTAATAAAATCAAGTCTTGCAACCCTTTCTGTCAGAAATTCTGGGGAGTGTATAATATTTAAATTTTCATAAGCATTAACATATTTTTCTACACTTCCTGGAATAACTGTTGATTTAATAATAAAAACATTATCATCTCTCTTGTTCACTTCAGAAATTTGCTTAAATGTGGCATCCATTATTGATAAATCAATATTTCCACCCCTAATATTCCGCATTGGTGTAGGGACTGAAACAAAAACAAAGTCACAATCAACAACCTCCAAAAGATTATGTGTCGATTTTCTTGGATCAATATCAAAAATTTTTACATCAGTACATAATGAAAAACCAGATGCTATTGATGAACCAACAAAACCATTACCTATAATACCAACGCTATACATTATATCTCCGTTTTAAAATATTCAGGACTTTTTGTTTTATTATTTTTATGCATCCTATATCGATAAAATGGCATCCCTGAATGATGAATTTTATAATATGAATCTAATCTTTTACGTAATTCTTCTTCTTCTTTATGTCGCATTTTATCATTATAACCACCAAGACTCAATAATAAATCTCTACGATACATTATACCGCACGAAATATTATCTTTACCAGCATATTTTCTTTCTATTTTTTCCTCTGTTTCAGATACTAAAACATAATCACATGAAACACAAAATACATCTTTATTTAATTCAAGATAAAGCTTTAAATAATGACACATTTCTTCATGTATAAAATCATCTGCATCAACTCTTACAAAAAATTGACCCCGGGATTTTTTTAATCCTACATTAGATGACATCGAAACACCAACATTTTCTTTATTTTTATAATATCTTACACGTGAATCATCTAAAAATGCTTGAATTATATCATCACTATCGTCAGTACTAACATCATCAATTATAATAACTTCAACATTAACATTTTTTTGTGATAAACAACTCCTTAAACATCGTGCCAAATACTTTCCATAATTATAATTTGTAACAATAATTGAAACATCAGGATATATCATTCATTTTCCTCGCTAAAATATTTTAAAGAATTAATTGCTTTATCACATATTAACAAATCATAGTGTGGTTTTGTTAATTTTAATTTATGAAACTTTGCACCCCAATTATTTAATTGTGTCAATGTTAATTCATGCCAATCAATCCCTGTAACTGCACCACGTGCAGTCCAATAAATTATTGTATTTCCATTATCGTATAATTTATTTATTTTTTTTATATTAGCCAAAATTGGTTTGGCTAAATCATATATACGATCGTTATCATATTCACAAATTGTTTCATCAATATCTACATAAATTATCATAATTCTAAGCCACCCTCATATAATTGTTGTGCAATATTAAACTGCCATTGATAATCAATATCAAAAGTTTCAAATTCATTATTCATAACAAATAGTTCGATACCATCATTATTAAGATCCCCCATCCAAATTCCATTACCAATTTCAGACATTTTACCAGCATACAAACAATGGGCAGCCTCATATGTTGTTTGTACTGTTTTCGTATTCATACAATCCTCGGTTAGTGGTGTTAATAATTCATAATTAAAATTCCAAAAATAATTTTTTTTCTCAATCACACCGAATAAACCATCTGAATCTGAATTTAAATAAAATTCAATAAATTTATCAATTGTTTCTATTTTTAAAAAAGGCGCACAAGCATTAATTAATACACAATATTTATAGTCTAGTTTATTCCACCATTCATACATTTCGCATAATGGAGTACCTTCTGAAAATGCAGATTTTTTACTTCTATCAAAAATATTAACCCCATATTTATGTGCAATATCAGCCAATTCAGGCTCATATACAGAAAAATAAAAATTTTTCTGCGGTATAATATTAGAATTTAGAATTTTTTGAATACACACATCAGATAATGTTGTACCTGCAAATGGCTTTATCATTTTATTAAGGCATCTTTCAGAAGATAATCTGGCCTGTACTATCACAACAATATCATCTACCTGTTTACCCACTTAAATTAATTACCTCTTAACTTTTTTCTTGGTGCTAATTCACCCTTAGTAACTCTTTTAATGCCATCCCCGTATGCAGTTTCTAATTCCCTAACACCTTTTACAAGTTTAATTAAACCTTGTGGTTCGACAGACGATAAATGATCGCTTCCCCACATTGTCCTATCAAGTGTTATATGTCTCTCTATGATTGTTGCGCCTAAATAAACTGCTGCTACGGATGTTCCTAATCTAAATTCATGACCACTATAACCAACTTCACAATTATAACGGTCCTTTAGCGTCTGAATACATTTTAAATTTAATTCATTAAGAGGGGCTGGATATGTGGAATTACAATGTAGTAAGGCAAAATCAGTTTTTTCCAATAATGCAACAGCGGTATCGACTTCTTCTAACGTACTCATACCTGTAGAAATGATTATTTTTTTACCTGAATTTATAGTAGCCACAAGTAATTCAGTGTTTGTTAACAATGCAGACGGAATTTTAATAAAAGGTACATCATATTCTAACAAAAACTTAAGGCTCTCTAAATCCCACGGGGAAGCAGTCCATTGAATATTTTTTTGTTTACAATATTTATTAATTATATCATATTCCTGTTTACCAAATTCCATTTTATATTTGTAATCCAAATATGTCATTTGTCCCCAAGGCGTATCTCGTATAACACTTTTTTGGTGTTCTGGTACACATACATCTGGGTTTCTTTTTTGAAATTTAACAGCATCACATCCAGCAACGGCTGCAATATCTATTAGTTTTTTTGCAATTTCCAAACTTCCATTATGATTAATACCAATTTCTGCTATTATAAATGTATTTTTCATGAACTTATCCCATATTTAAATGCCTTTTGCCAAAAATCATCAATATTTCCTTGATACCATTTATATAAAAATTTATCAATATTATTATTATAATGTTCACAATATTCTTGTGTATAATCATTTGTAATTAAATTATTGTTAATCATATCACGAAAAGTTGGCGCAATTGAATCACCATTAAGATACTCTTTAAATTTTGTATCATGTTTATTATGTGGAAAATATATCGGTAATTTCATAATTGCAGATTCTATATTTGCAATCCCAGAAGTATCAGACAATAATAAAACATCAGAAATATATGGTATTAAAAATACCTCAGGTGGATGTGATTCATATCCATCAATTTCTAAATCAATTAATTTTGAATATATTTCATCAAATTTTAAATTTTCTGGAGAATTCTTCCTTGCAACATTAACATCATAATTTGATAATCTCCTACGTGATACTATGTAATATCCCATATCTTTAAATTTTTTTATCATTTTGATTGATTCTTTTAAAAATTGTTCATTATTTTCATACATAGTATGTGCAGGATCTGCTTTTCTAAGGCTAAGAAATGCAATTTTTTTATCTAATGGAATATTAAAGCCAGATTTAATTTTATCCTTTGATAGATTAGACGATACTAAATCATAATAGCTATTTAAAACTGAAGAAAACTCAAATCTATCTTTATACTTTTTAAATAATTCAAAATCACTATTATATTCAAACAAACCTGTCTCTTTTTTATCTAGCCATAAATTGCTTTGTAAAAATATTTTTAATTTATCTTCATAATACGGCATTACATCAACAACCAAACGTTCGATATTAATTCTTGGTCCACAAATTGCTATATTTTTATTAATAATTGGTTTTAAAACAGCATACTCAATGCCTCTTGCTATACAAAGGTCAAATTGTTTAATTGTATTTTTATATTGTTCTTTTGAATTACATACAATTACATTATCATTTCCATTTAATTCAACAACTGATTTTATATTTTGTGATGTACACCCATTAGAAAAAATATATTTTCTTTTACGTGACCAATTATATTCATCAATACAATCAAAATTTACCACAATAATTTTTGTATTAATAAAATCAGAATAATTAAACGAAGTTTGAAATAATAAATTAAAAACCGGAATATCTATCATTCTGTTTAATACCAATGCAACTTGTAATTTATCAGCCATTAATAATCTTTAAATCCTGTATTAAATTTTTAAATTGGTACAAAGATTCAGGTGTAAATGAACACATATGTGCCTTTTCGCAGTTATTTTGTGCATTTATATTATGTGTATAATGTTTTTCTAATATACTGGCACCTCTAAAATATGCCATTGTTGCGGCGGCGGTGCCAACCGAATGGTCACTATAACCATAATATCCACTTTCTTCTGTAAATGATTTTGGCATTGCCTTTAATTCTTCATCATATAAAAATGTAGGATATTTGGAAACACAGTGCAAATATTTAATATTATTATTAAAACCAAACGGAAATATATTTGGTTTATACATCCCTAATGAAATCACTGTGGGTTTATTTTTATTTAAAATTTTATCACATAATTTCTTATCTTTAAATGCTGTTACACTTGCAATTTTATAACTTTTAACACTTAATTCATCTAACCATTCTAGTTTTTCCTCATCAAAAACAGTTGCCAAAAATTCAATTCCAATTTGATCACAATAATCTTTAAACTCTTTAACCTGATCAAATGTCATTTCCATATACTTTCTTGTATCATCGCCCCATATTCTCTGACTATTTAAAATTTGTATTTTTGCTGCATCTGCACCATTTAAAAACGCAGATAATGCAAGCCTATTTAATTCAGTCAAATCACCAGAATGTTGATTAAATAAATCTACAATTATTTTCATTATTCTACCTACCAAGTATCATTCATACAATACACATCTCCAATATATTATACAATACTTTAATAAAATTTTCAATGTTATTTTAACAATTTGACTCAAAGAAAAATTTCAAATTAATAAAATTAAACAAAAATTTATTATAGCTATTAGGTATATGTCCCATATTACACAATTGTTTAATTTTATCAACTTTTATGAATTCATAAATTGGACTGTCTTCAAATATTAAATTTAACTGTTCCTGATTATTAAAATCAATTAGTGATTTAATTGAGGCATTAAAACCGCGTTTTTCACGTGTCAACCTAACAGTGTCATTTAATATGCCTTTTACACTTTCTCTTAGAATATATTTCGAATATCCATTTTGAATTAAAAATTTACTCGGTATTGAATATGCATGATTAAACAACCTAGTATCAAGAAATGGACTTCTATTTTCTATTGAATTATACATTGAATTTAAATCATCTTCATGCAAAATTACCCTTACAACCTCATGAAATAATTCATTCAACATCCTATTACGCATTAATGACTGTGTATAATTATGTTCAGTAAATTCTTCACAAAAATCACCATTAATAAATGACATAAAAATACTATTATTCAAATAAATATGGGATCTTAAATTTGGATTATCAAAATATAAATTATGTTTTTTAAAAAATGGATTCCTAACATATTTTAAATTAAACTTTTTCCAATTTAATAATGCAGTATCATATTCTGGTGTATTTTTAACTTCATATAAATGTAGATTAAAATGATCATAGTAACCACTAAATAATTCATCGGCCGCTGTACCTGATATGGATATTTTAAAACCATCACTATTAATTTTTTCAGATAATAATGAATGAACAAAATAGGCCGGGGTTGCTATTGGGGCATCATGATATTTGATTAAATTTTTTAATTTAATAATATTATCAACTTTTTGATTTAATTGAACCTTAATATTTTTACATTTTGTATCTTTAATTGTTGCATTAATATTGAAATTTTCATTATACCGACTATCTGAATCAATTATAGAGTATGTAGTTACATCATAATTAAAAATTTTAGATGCTATAGAAACAAGGCTTGCCGAATCAATGCCACCACTTAAACAAAATGCCAAAGGTACATCGGAACGTAAACGTATATCAAGACTATTAATTAATAATTCACGAGTTTTTTGAATTGTGTCATTTAGTGAAATATCTTGTGGTCTATACTGGGGTTTCCAATAGTTAAAAAACCTTTTACTTAAATCACTTTTAATCATTAAATTTGTTGCAAATTGTAATTCTTCAACACCGTTAAAAAATGTATCTTTTGTTTTATATAATGATTTATGACCATTAATAAGATAACGTAAACAATGATTTACGTTAATGTTTATTTTTTTACCTAATAATGATTGTATAAATTTTACTTCTGAACCAAAATAAAAACCATCATTTGTTTCATAAAAATATAATGGTTTTTCACCAAATCTATCCCTTGAAAAAAATACATAATTTTTTATTGGATCATAAATAACAAAACTCCACATCCCTTCAAAATACTCAACACATTTTTCGCCATACTCTAGATATGATGTTAATAAAACCTCAGTATCTGAGTCGGTATGAAATTGATGACCCTTTATTTCTAGTTTTTTTCGAAGCTCTATGTAATTATAAATTTCCCCATTAAATACAATAACATGATTATCTTTACAGAAAGGTTGATTTGATCTCATATCAAGGTCTATAATACCTAATCTTGAATGTAATAATGTTATAAACTTATCATTAAATTTTATTTGCTTATAATTTTGGTAATCAGGTCCCCTATTTTTCATTAAAGACAGTGTGTTATTAATTTTATCACTATCTAGTCGTAGTTTTCCTATGTAACCTGAAATTCCACACATTATTATTTTTTAAGATCCCATATAATCTTGTTCTTTACATCTTCTTTTGAAATCTGTTGTATATGTTTATTTATATTAACCAAATCCTGGTTATTATCCAACAAAGTAACCACATCCTGTATATTGATAATATTTCCTTTAACATATAAATGTTTATAAATCTTACGTATTAATTTTAAATCATCAGATGTATCACATGTAATCCTATAATCTGGCCTATTAATTGAATCATTAACATTTATTTTGCATATATTAAAGAATTCTGGATTATCTAAAAACCAAGTCATATATTCACTATGTTCTGGTTTGGTCGCAAGACTATGTAATTTTTGTAATGCTTGATATGATATAACTTCGCCTTTTGCACCTCGTGGTAATTGTTCAGTCGTTGTATAATCATATTTAAATTCATTGTGTATATTAATTGCATTTTCCAAAAACTCTACGCTCACCAAACAATTATCGCCAGTTACTCTTACAATATTATTCGGCCTATAATCTTCTACGGCCATTAAAAATCTATTAATTACATTATCTTCACTACCACAAAAATATTCTATATTTTTATTTTTTGCAACATCTATAAGCGGTGTATCTTCATCATTGATTGATGTACATAATATCACTTTCTGTGCATTTGAGACACACTTCATCCTATCTATAAGGTGTTCAATTAGTGTCTGATCCTCAATCAACGAGAAGGCCTTTCTAGGTAATCTGGATGACTTTAGACGTACGGCTATTAATATAATAGTATCATATTTCATTATAAAACATATCCATATCTATTGTTTCATCAGATTTAATACTCTTCTTTGCCTTTAATCCAATAATATCTGTAATTTTTGTTGGTAATAAACCCTTCATTTCTTTTGTACGTTTAAATAGAAAATCTTCCCTACAAACATGTGAATTATCTTTAATGTCATGTTTTGCAACTATAAATTTTTTCATTGAATTTCTATATTTTAATTCATTTTCCGTAATATCAAATGATTTTTTACCCAATAATAATGGCAAATTACGTATACATTTAATAAAATCATTAAATTCATTTGGTTCAAGCGATGAATGATAATCATTACTATTACCATCCTCTGTTAATTTTCTGCTAAGTGTAATATGTTTTTCAATATATGAATATCCCATATGTACAGCAACACATGGAGCAATAAATGACATTTTATCACTTGGTTTAATATGGTCCTGTAAACCAAAATCAAAACTTTTATTTAACTGGCAAAATTCACTTTTTAATGTATTTATTAAATTTAAATTAGTATCCTCTAAGCCTGTTGGGAATAATTGAATACCATTCATTAAAACAATTTTTGATTTTCCGGAATCTTTTATTATTTTTATTGATTGTTTAATTTCTTCCTTTGTTGATCCTCCTAGCGACAATAAAATCATTTTATTTGTTTTTGCTATATTTTTAAGTAAATTAATATCATTTACGCTAGTTGAATGTATTTTATAGCCTTTAATATTCATTTTAAGTGATAATTTAAAGCTTTCATAATCAAATACTTCTGCAATAATATTAAAATTTAAATCATTACAATATTGTGAAATTTTTAACCATTGCGGATCACTAAATTGTTTTCTTAAATAACTTGACAATCGTGGATGATCTTTTGTAACAAGTTGATTTGCCCTATACAATTGAAATTTTATATAATCAAAATCAAAATTTTCAATATTTTTAATTAATGAAATTACATTTTCATAATCACCACAATGAGAATTTGCTACTTCTGCAATAATTTTTACGTTATTCATCATATAATAAATCTAAAATATTGTTACAAATATTACCTTTTTCAAATAAAAACTTTTTACGTGCCAGCTCAAAATCATTTGATAAATCGCTAGTTAGAAGTTTATTAATTGAATTTTTAAATGTATTAAAATCAACTTCATTAATATCAAGATCAATACAATGATTTCCATCATATAAAAACTCTAAATGTTTAAAATTTCTAATTTCAAAATTAACAACTGGCTTATTTGCCATAATACATTCTTTTATTGTGGTTGAACCAAAATTTACCACGATATCAACAGCCTCAATTAATTCCATTGTTACGTGTGGAAACCAATTAACATCATTAAAAAAATAATCACCATGTAAATGATTGGGTGCATTATCTTTTGCACGAGATTTTACTATTATTGTAAATCCCAACTGTTTTAAAAACATATAAATTTTTTCAATCAACTCAGGTGAAACAAAACTTAATAGTGGAAAAATAATCAAAGCATTTTTATCATTAGGAAGTGAATATTTTTTTATAACCTCTTTTTTATCAATAACAATATCATATTTTGATGCCCCCAAATATAAGTTTTTGTCTTTTTCGCTTAATGTTTCACCCATTGGGCCGCCGCCTACAGGATAGGTTGATTTATCTTTATAAAATTCAGCAAAAAATTTATTTGGAAATATTACATAATCAATATCTGAAATATATTTTTGATATAAAACTATAAAATCAGACATATATGTAATTGATACTTTTTTGAGGTTATCATGTGTATATTGATTTCCGCCACCTTCAACAAAAAATGTCAAACCTGTAAAATCATTAATTTTATCAACATCATGAATATTAAAATTATAAATTTTTGATAATTGTACTAATTGTTCTAAATTTTCTTTAATAGAACATGAATTATATTTTCTATTATCTTTACAAATAAAATAATCTGATTTAATTGATCTTTTATTACCACAAATTGTTATTGGTACCAAATATCTTAATGATGTCATATTATCAACAACAAAATTCATTTATCAAGCCTTTTACAAATCAACATTGTATATAATTGAGGTAAATCATCCCACAATGACAACATTGAATATGAAACTTCAAAAAAATCAATAATTGAATGTAATTTTAAAACACTGGGTACTTCTTCAAAAATGGCATCTTTTACACTTGTATAACCAAATTTTTCAATACGATGTTCAAATAATTTATATTGGTTATTATTTATAAATGAATCATGCCAAACTGTTGACCATAAAAAATTATCATCAGAATATGCATACTCATGTTCATTATCTTTAACCCAACCAACTTTATAATTTTTAAATCTCCAATGATCGCCCAAACCCCAATCAACGTATAAAATTCCATCTTTGTTTAAATGATTATAACATCTTGCAATAAAATCCAAAGGGTCCTTTGCAAAATAAGCACAACGTGTACAAATTATAGTATCATATTTTTTTGATAATTCCCAATTAGAATTAATATCCCAATTATTTAATTGTGAATCATAAAGATCACCTTTAAAGTGGTTATTATTTGTAAATCCTAATAATGCCGTATCACCTTTTTCAATAATGGTATTTTTATAAAATGGAAATAATAAATTATCGCTTCTACCCATTATAACATTTCCCCCAAAAAAGAAAACCTGATTTTATCTAAATTAAATTCTATAAACTCTATTAATTCATTAGTCTTATCATCATCCAAATAATTTCTATCCCAATCACATGCATGATAAACTATTTCGGTTTTTTCATATAACTTCAGTGGTTCAAATGGTGGATAACAATTTGCATTTACAACATTACCAAATTCAATTTCTGCACCTTGATAACACTCTTTTGTATAGTCCAAATCAATTAACGCCAATACATCAAACCCAAAATCCTTACTTGCTCGTATGCATTCAGATGACATTCGCCAAGCTGGAGGCCGTAAAATTCTTTTAAAACACTTATCTAATCCTGATTCTTCTACAATAGAAAACATCTTGCTAAATAATGTTAATGAATCTTGATAATTTAAGTTACGTAATTCATCGTTATCAGACTTACCTGGTATACCATGATATAAACCATGATAGCATAATTCAAAATTTTCTTTTGGTAAACTAAGTAAAATATTACAAAAGTCCTTGTATTTCGATAAAACCAATGGTTCTGTTGTTGAAACACCTGGTTTCATTGTTCTCCAATATGCAATTGGTATAAAAAGTGAAAACTTAATATCAGGAAATTCTTTTATTAATGTTTCACAATTTTTAAGAACATTTATACCAGAACGGGGATGAGGAGATACATCATCAATACTTACATTTACTTTACATTGCATATTATTGTGTAATATTCCTCTATGGTTTTACCAATACTATCATTATATTTTAAAACTGATGTTTTTATATCATAAAAATTTTCTACCAAATAATTAATTCCATTTAATAAATCATCAAAATTTTCATATGATACACCGTATTCATTACAATATTCTATTATGCTTCCACCGTCAGTGTGATATATAACCGGTAAACCTGCGGCGATGGCCTCTAAAACGTGGTTTGCACCTGCTTCCTCAATGGATGCAGTAAGATATATATCGTATTTTGGAAGTTCATTTGCAAGAAATTCTGTATCTTTTGGTTCAATATAATTTGATGATTTAAATGTCAAATTATCAGGTTTTCTACCAATATATGTAAATGAAAATTTATTATCTAAACCACAAAATTTATCAATTTTTTCATATATATCAAATCCTTTTTTAGGATTTGTTGACCAATGGTGGGTAACAATATTAATTACATCACCTAAATCATTCATTCTTTTATTTGAATGAAATTGTTTCATAGGTCTATTGTGAATAACACTATAGTTTACACCATTATAACCGATATATTCTTTAGCCCACTCTGATGGAAATATTATATAATCAGAATAATGTACAGTTTGTTTAACTAAATCCGTTAGTTCAGGTTTGTTATGAGTACCGACATCCCCAACTCTTTGAATTATTTTTACCTGTGGATGCATACTTTTATAATTTAAAAAATGTTGATACCAAATACCATCAACATTTGGTCTTGGATCAAAACAAAAAATAATATCAATATTATTTTCATTTAAATCATATGTTACTAAATGATTATTTTGTATTAATAAATCTGCAAGAGAATTTACTGCCTTTGTGCCACCGCCCCAGGGGCCCAATTTAGGTTTTCTATTAAGGTATACTTTCATACAATTAATGTTATACTTTGATTGCACACACCCTATCAATATCATAATTTAAAATATTCATCCCAAGATTAGATGTGACATAATTAAATACATCACGACTAGTAAGGTTATGTAAATATGGGGTTTGCATATCTTCCCAACGCAAACGTTCATAAATTAATTCTGGATTATGGATTTTTGATAGATTTCTTAATTCCTGTTTGTATTTGTGATATTCTGGGTGGCAATCATTATTATTTAAAAAATTATTAAAATCAAATTCTTTGCCTCTATTATCATTTACTACTATTTTTTTAATATCAATTAAAAATTTCTTAACAAGCATCATATCTTCATCAAGAAATATTTTTCTAAGATCATATGTAACACTTGGTGTTGTACCTTTGGGGAAAAAATTAAATACTAATATACCACCTTTTGATAGTAATTTTGATAAATCAGATAACGTTTTTCTATAATCACGTGTATGGTGTAATGCCATGTGATGTATTATCATATTAAATGACTCAGGTTTAAAACAATCAGTAATTTTTTCAATATCAACTTGTATTGGGAATAATTTATCTTTAAATGTATTTTTACTGGCAAATATTGAGGCATTTTTGTGGCTATCGAAACCAAGGTGATTTTGTGGTATATTACCACCATGAACCATATCCTTTATATATTTTGGGCCAACATATGAACCATCACATGCCACTACACAATCAAAACCCAATTCCAATGCGGCGATTGAAAATCGTCCTAGGCCACAACACATATCAAGACACCTGGATTCGTTAGGTAATTGATTTGTGCCGAAAAACTTTAATAATATATTTAATAAATGCGGGTGCCACATATCATCTGATTGATTTGCACCAAAAAACTTTAATAATTTTAATGTTCTATTTTCCCCCCAACCAGACATATGATCATCACTACGTTGATATTCCCACATTAAATCATAAAAATCAGCATTTTCAGGTAAACTATGAATATACACATTACTTTCATCTATTGAAATATCTGCAGGATTATTAATAAACTTATTCACAATTCTTACCTTTTAGATAGTAACATACCATATTCATAAAAATACAAGTAATCAATATCAGTACCTAAAAAACAATTGATTGCATGAGTTGGGGTTTCACATATTGGTTCCCTATCATTAAAGCTTGTATTTAACAAGATCGGCACAGAGGTGATCTCAAACCATTTTTTAATAAATCCATAGTACCATGTATTATCATTTTTTGTAACCGTCTGTAACCGCGCGGTGCCATCTAGATGTACAACAGCTGGCACTTTATCCTTTACTTCATCCTTAAAATCCAAAACAAAACTCATATATGGACTTGAAATATCTTTGGTAAACCAATTTTTTACTTCTTCACGTAATATTGAAGGGGCAAATGGGCGGAACCATTGCCTGTGTTTTACTTTCTCATTTATCATATCCTTCATGTTAGGACTACGTGGATCTACCAAAATACTCCTATTTCCAAGTGCTCGTCTACCGGACTCAGAACCACCCCCATAGACTGCAATTATATTTTGTTTATCTAATAAATCAATTACATAATCATCATCTACATTTTGTACTTTTACAACACCATCATTATCATTAATTGCAGATTTCACACTTTCTAAATTATAATGAACGCCTAAATAAGGGCTACAAACATCTTTCCAATTAATTCTTGGATTACCCAAAACCTGATGCCAAAAATATTGTGCAGACCCAATGGCCAATCCTCCATCATGTGGGGTAGGAGTAACATACACATTTTCTAATGGGCCACCGGCTTCTTTCCCAAACCAATTTAATATTTTACCAACCATAACTGAATTTAAGGAAACGCCGCCGGCAAGGCATAAATTAGTATAACCTGGACATAATCCCAAAATATGTTCAATAACTTGTTTAAATAATAATTCGGTTGCATGTTGTAATCCTGCAGCTAAATCAAATCTATTTTGTTCACTTTCTTCTGCAATCTTTACCCATTTATCTAAATAAGGATGAATTGGATCTTTGCCAGGCATAAGTGCACCTGGTGGTTGAGAAGATGGTTTAAATGAAGCATATTGAATATCTTTTGTTAACATAGTGTAAAAATCATTAACAAATCTTTCTTTATTGCCCATAGCAGCCATTGCCATAACAGTACCGGCCTGGTGGCCTCTTGGCCAACCAGACTGTAATTTAAAAATATAACGGGTTGCTCGTGTCCACATTCCACCAATATTTAATTGATTCATTGGGAAAGTTAAAACATGTTGTATTTTATTACCATTACCTGCCCAAACAGTACAAGCAGATGCATTATTTGATTCATCCTCTACACCACCCCCATCAAGTGTTAAAATCAAAGATGAATCAAAATTACATGAATAAAAAGCATTTGCGGCGTGTGCCTTATGGTGTGACATATAATATACTGAATTTTCACTATTACTTAAAACATTTTCCAATTTAGAAAATGAATCACCATACTTTATTAACTGTTTTTTAGGATAACAACTTGTTGCATATTTAATATCATTAAAATGATCATTACATTCATCAATTAAAAATTGTACTGAATCACCTTTAGGCTCTTTTTCCCTAATATACCTTTCATATTCGGCATGTACTATAGGCACACCATTTTCCAATATACAAAACGAACAATCATGTCCTGACCATAAACCCGCTATTTTCATAATCTACTTTATTCCTTCATTTAGATAATAATTTAATATCATTATCAACCATTATATTAACAAGTTCTTCAAATCTAGTTTTTGGGGACCAATTTAAAACATTTTTTGCCTTAGTATAATCACCCCTTAAAACATCAACCTCAGCAGGTCTCATAAATTTTGGATCTTGTTTTACATAATTTGTCCAATTATTAATTCCTACCCTTGCAAATGCAACATCTAAAAATTCCCTAATTGAATGAGTTTCTCCGGTTGCAATCACAAAATCATTAGGTTTATCTTGCTGTAACATTAACCACATTGATTCAACATAATCTGGTGCATAACCCCAGTCGCGTTTTGAATCCAAATTACCAAGAGTAATATAATCAGACAAACCCAATGAAATACTTGCAACGCCATTTGAAATTTTTCTTGTTACAAATTCTAATCCCCTTCTTTCTGATTCATGATTAAATAAAATGCCTGAAACATTAAACATTCCATATGATTCCCTGTAATTTTTTGTAATCCAGTGTCCATATAGCTTTGATACACCATATGGACTTCTTGGATAAAATGGTGTTGATTCTTTGGCCGGGTTTTCAACCATTCTACCAAACATTTCTGATGAACTTGCCTGATAAAATTTTATATTTTTCCCATATTCCCTAATGGCCTCAAGTACCCTTAAGACCCCTATGCCTGTTACATCGGATGTATATTCTGGTATGTTCCAACTTTTTCCGACAAATGATTGAGATGCTAAATTATAAATTTCGTCAGGATTACTTTCTTTGATTGCCCTAATCAATGAATTTTGATCTGTTAAATCACCTGTTAAGTATGTTATTTTATCCTCTAGGTGGGATGTATTTGTCCTATTTTTTACCGAAGATCTTCTTTCAAGACCATAAACTTTATAACCTTTATTTAATAAAAAATCAGCAAGATGACTTCCATCCATACCATTTACACCTGTAATTAAAGCTACTTTAGCCATTTACATATACCTCATTTAAAAATTTATCATAAGCTTTAATATGTGTTGTTAATTCATATTTCAAAACATTCTTATATGAATCATTAATATCTTCACAGCCTGGATAATATGTTGTATTAGTTATATCAAAAATACAATTATTTGATAATATTTGTTTTGACATACCAACATTAGTTGCTACTATTGGTACCTTTAAATAAGATGATTCCAATAATGCCTGTGGGCCACCTTCATATCTTGATGGTACAACATATAAATCACATGCATTATACATTAAATTAATTGTTTCCAATGTTGGTAATTCTTTATATGTGTATTCTATGTTCAAATTATTTAAATGATTAATAACATATTGCCTCCTCCATGAACCGAGTAATACATGTAAATTTTTATATTTTTCTTTTAATAATTTTAAATGTTTACATAATAAATCAGGTCCCTTTTCAAGTTTGGGTGTTTTTAAGTCACTTCCTTCTGTATCACGTTGAAATGAACCAACTATAAATTTATCACCCTGTAATCCAAGTTTTTTTCTAGACTCAAATTTATCATATCTTTTCCAAAATTTATTATTTAGCCAATATCCTAAAATTGTAATTGGTTTATTTGTATATTGACGTATAAAATCGTGTGTTTGCTGACAAGGCACATGATAATGATTAACAAATTTATCACGTAATAAAAAATCATTTTTTCTATTTTCATCAAATTTTTCAGGAACTTCATGATGAATTGTGCAAATAACTTTATTAAAATTTAAAATTTGTGTTGGTATTTGTTTCCAACACCATGGCGCCAAAATCCAAATTAAATCACAATTAATATTATCGAATGATACATTGTGATTTGAATTTTCATAGAATTCCTTACCAATTCTATCTACAATCCAGTTTTCTCTTGGGATATGACAAAAAACATCCATATTTTAAGATTCTAACCAATCAGACATATAACCAACCTCGGTAATAATTTGTTCATTATTTTCTACTAATTTATTTTCTTTGTTGCATAAAACAACATAATCATTAGGGCCTGCTGTATTTGGATTAATTGGATTCTTAAGCCAATTACCATTAATATCAACTGGCTTTTTCCAACCAATAGGTATTGCAACATCTTCAATTCCTAATGGTTTTTCATCGTCAAATCTTTTTAAACAATCATTATATTCATAAATTTCATAATATTTAAAATCTTCTTTTGGTTGCCAATAATCACCATATCTTTTATTGTCCCTTACCCTTGCATTTGTACCGCCAGCGTCTGTAAAAATTCCTATCGACACAGGAAACATTGGTATTGTACATAATACCTGCATATTATTATCTGTAATGTAACTATTAATTTTTTCCAACATTGCTGTCTCTGAATCATTACCACCTTCATGGTTTTTATTTTTTTCATTCCAAGGATAAATTAAATCTATAATTTCCCTGCTATACATTACATCTGCTGCACCATTTATAGGGTTTCTGCTTAAACTATAAACAAATTTAAACTCATTACCTACTGGTTTGGTGAATGATTCAGTAGCATTTCTGATTTTACGCTGAGCATCCAACATTATAAAACCAACATGTTTATTATTCTCTTGATAAAATTTAACAAATTCTTGTAACCATCCACCTTTGACTATAAATTGCATATCACCTTGTAATGGAAATATAAAATCACCTGTTGATTCTCTAACAATTGTATTCAAACCTTTTGCAAATTCATTTGATGGATCCCTGAATTTTTTACGTATAACCTTAAGACCTTGTTCTTCTTTTTCTTTTAAATACTCTTCTGTGCCATCTTCAACTGATGCATTATCAATAATAATAATTTCTTTATTTGGATAATCTTCAGTGCAATATAACAAAGATTCTAAACAACTCTTTAAATAATATAGTCTATTACAATTAACGAACCCAAATGTTACCTTTGGTAAACTCATTTTATATCACCTCATCTCCCATTATATACACCCATTTATCCATTGTACCAATGAAATTTATCACCTATTTCATTATAAGGATAATATGATGCAAGTATAAAATCACTATTTAACATTCATAAATTTCCTGAATAATATCAGTTAAATTATATGTTAATGACCAATTATTATAATGTATTTTAAATTTTGACATATCAGAATAATAACAAATATGATCACCAACCCTATTATCATTTGACATTGCGTAATTTAATTTTTTTCCTGTTAATTTATTAATTAAATCTATAGTTTCTAAAATTGATGCGCTATTTTCCTTGCATCCACCTATATTATAAACTTCGCCCTGCCTAGGATTTTCAATAAAGCATTCAAAAGCTTTTATAACATCATAACTATGAATTTGATCTCTAACCTGTTTACCTTTATAACCAAAAATCGTATATGGTTTATCACTTAGTGCACATTTAACAATATATGACAAAAATCCATGTAATTCAACGCCTGTATGCTGGGGACCTGTTAGACAACCTCCCCTAAAAATACCAACATTCATTCCGAAATATTTTCCATATTCTTGTGCAATAATATCTGAAGAAACTTTTGATGCACCGAATAGTGAATGTAAACAATTATCTATGCTAAGCGTTTCATTAATACCATTAATATATTTTTCATCAGCAAAATCATACCGTTTTTCACTTTCAATCAAGTTTAATTTATTTGGTGTATCTCCATATACTTTATTTGTACTCATATTAATAAAAACTGCATCTTTACAATGTAATCTACAAGATTCTAATAAATTTATTGTACCTGTAGCATTAATATCAAAATCATCAAATGGTATTGATGCCGCTTTGTCATGTGATGGTTGAGCAGCACAATGAATTACAACATCTGGTTTATACCTTTTAAAAATTGATAATATTTCGCTTCTATTTCTTATATCAACATTAAGATGGACATAATTGCTAAATTTATTTAAATTTTCTATGTTTACAAGAACACTTCCGGCTGGGCCAAATAATACCTGTCTGGTATTATTATCAATCCCAAAGACTTTATGTTTCTTCCATAGGAAAAAACGGGAAGCTTCACTCCCTATCAAACCACCAGAACCTGTAATTAAAATTTTCATTAATTATTTCTCAAAACATTGTGAAAAACATCAAGATATTGATCTGACGTATAATTTATATCAATATTTGAATCGGAATTATACTCAATTTTTTTATTAAAATCCAATTTTGGTGGTGAATATAATTTTAAAGGCCTGAAATCCCAATCAATATCTTGTATAATTGTTGAATTTTTTCCCGCAATTTCCTTTGTGCCGCCGCTAGACGAACATATAATATTACAACCGGCTGCCCTGGCATCAATTACTACATTTGGACAGTGATCAAGAAATGATAAATGAATAAAATATTTTGATCTATTATATAGTGATATTAACTGTAACCAATCTAAGTTACCTACAAACAATACCCTATTTGAGTTTAAATTATAGTTTAAATTTGAAACATCTCCTGCCACAACTAAACATGAATTTTCTTCTGTATGCTCAAGAAAATAATGAATATTTTCTTCCAATCTTTTATGTGGTCGCCAGTTTGAAGCACAACACCAAACATCTTCAAATTCATCTAATATTGTATGTTGTAATTTTGGGACTGATTTTATTATACCAATATCGGTGCCATTATGAATAACATATGAATCTTTTGGCACTCCAAAAAAATTTTCAGTTAATTTTTTATTAAAATTACTTTGAAATATTACTGCATCTGCAATTTTATATGTTTCATATATTGGAAGATTTAGATGGTGCCAATCCTGATCGGTATTAAAATATATTCCATCTAATCTTTGAACCAAATTTGTAACTTTATTTGTTGCCTGAATAAAACTTAATTGTATATCTGGATTATCTTGAATCCCAACCAACTTATGTTTTTTATTAATTAGTGATGTTGCCAATTTTCTACCAAATGAATTTGGGCCTGATAAACTTTGAAAATTAACATTATCAAATAATATTTTTAACATTATCTTTTTTCACCAACAATTGCAATGAAATCTGCAGGATGTAAATAAAAATTCTTTGTAACAAATTGAAACAATCTACGATTTAGTTCATCATGTAAATCACGCTGTATTTCCATAAATTTATCAGTTTTTGTATAAAAATAAATATTTGTAACAGTTATACCGCTTGATTCAAGTAATGACCCAATATCCCAATACATTAATGGTGATTTATGATCAAAATCGCATAAATAATGATACCAATTATGAACATTTGGAATCGTTATCATTATTTTACCCTTTGGTAGCAATAACGAACTTAATTTTTTTGTTATATTTGGTAATTTATCTTTTTCAATGTGTTCAAATACTTGATTTGATATAATTGCATTAAATTTTAAATCATCCGGTATTTCATCAATATGATCAAATGTTGTCTCATAATTTGGATCCTTATCAAGTGTATAATATTCCTTCGTAATCTTTAATAACCATTCATTACCATTACCGGATCCAAAATCTAATAGTTTATCACATGTTTTATATAAAAATGCCTCAAATTGACCAAAGGTACCAAAATTTTTTGCAAATCCAATAACATAATCAATATAATTTTTATAAACTATATTAAAATTAATATCATTATCAGTTACTTTGTGTAATAATTGTTGTGTTTTCAATGTAGGTAAAAATTCTAACTTATTAAGTGATCCAAATTTATTAGTAATTTTTGACCTATTATTAACATATTCTGAATATAAAAATTCGCATTTATCTATAGGTTTCTTGTTGGTATTTTTTTTTATATCACTACGCTTAATATGTACGCCATGGTTCCATGAAGGAAATACCCCGATGCCGACATAATCGTCTGACAATTGTTTATTAAGTACTTCTTTTGTTAAATTAGTACCTATATCAATATTGCCTAGTTTATGAACGCCCAAATCACTACCTTAATCACTTATTTTTCCAATATTCATATAAACCATTTTCTAATTCATACACATCCCAAGTTTTTCTTTTTCTATTAGGTTGTTCTTTTGCCCAAGCCCACATTTGATTTAAACCTTCATCTAACTCAGTTTTATGTTCAAAATTTAATAATTCAACTGATTTATCCCATGTTGACCAGGCATATTTTGCTTCATGTCTCTCTTCCAAATATAAGGGTTTCATATCAGTTCCAATAACCTTAATCAATGTTTTACAGGCATCATTTATTGATGTTTCCTTAATACCTCCCAGGTTAATTATTTCGCCTATACAGTCATCACTTTGAGATGCGGTCCATAATGGCAGCAGACAATCATCAATATAACTAAATGCACGCTTTTGATTTCCGTCACCATATATTGTTGGCCTTTGATTATTTAAAATTTGATACATCCAAATACCTAAAACATTCCTATATTTATCCCATATATTTTGGCCCAAACCATATACATTGTGAGGACGAATAACAGTATATTTTAACCCATGTTGCCTATAGGCACATTCCAAATCCTGTTCAATTGAAAATTTTGCAATTCCATATGGATCTATTGGAAAAGGTTGCATACTTTCATTAAATGGTGGCGCATACTTATCGCCATATACAGCCATTGAACTTGTAAAAATAAATCTTTTAACAGAATATTTAATAGAATAATTTATTAAACTTATTGAACCAATAACGTTGTTAAGATAATTAAAACGTCTTATAAATGGGCTTAAACCTTCTGCAGCATATGCTGCTAAATGATAAACTATATCAATTTTTTCTTTTTTAAATATTTCTCCTAATTCAGAAACATCTGATGTTGTATTTAATTTATAAAATTTACACCTATCTTGTCTGGTATCAATATTTTCGATATATCCACCAGATAAATCATCAACACCAATAATATTATGTTCAGTATTATCAATAATCCATGTTGCCAACCTAGAACCTAATAGCCCTGCAATCCCAGTAATCATTACATTCATTGTGTGTTATCCTCACTTAAATACTCAGAATGAAGTAATTTCCAACCTTCGTATGTAACCTTGCCTTCCTTAAAATAAGATTTTAAAAATTTTGGTGTACCCCTTCCGAGGTGTGTGAAAATTACTTCATTATCAACAACACAGCGATCTACACCTGCATCTTTGCCGATATCACTCCATTCACCAGATAAATTATCCCAAAGTCCTGGATCATTGTGGGTATTTGGTAAACTAATATAATTCAATTCATTATCTCTACAAAATACAGTTAAATTATCACCAACATCTAATTCTGGTAAGAATGGCATGCAATCAACTTGTTTTAATATATTTGTTTTTACAAATAATCCAGAAATATGGCATGCACCAATCCTGATATTATCTTTACACATTGATATTAAATCATATTTTTGTGTTAAATTTTGAAATATATTAAAGAAATTTTTTGATGTAACTGCTATATCATTATGGCATACAAATGTCCATTCACTTTCAATAAATTGTTTACCAAATTCAATATTAAGACCATTTGCTGTTGATGCGCCATTTATAGGATTATTTGTATCAGATTCAACATTGTTAAACCACTTAATATTAGATGATATATTACAAACTTTTTCTTTATATGAAACATCATCAGAACCTTCAACAACAACGTATTCAATATCAAAATCCTTTGGTTTAAATTTTTCAAATGATTTTAATAAGATTACTAAAAAATCTTCCTGATGATAAGACTGTGTCAATACAGTAAATTTTTTCATTTATAATTACTCCAATAAAAAATTTATAATATAATGAATTTTTTGTATTTAATAACATTTAATTAAAATTAAATGTTATTT